ATTATGCTCTTCTTTAACATGGTTGGTAAAATGTGTATCTTGCCAATTTTTTAAATAGTCAATACATTCTTTCCAATGTTTAAATCCAGGATTAGGATTCCAACCACACAGGTTATTACCTCCATATTTTAACCATCCTGTTTCAAGGACAATTACTTTTAAATGTATTTCTGGATAAATACATTCTTTTTCAACCATATAATCATATATTTCTTTAAGTTTAGGTTGGCTATATATATTTGCTTGTATTACTATTAAAAATATTAATTTTTTCATAAACTTTTTAATTTAGTTGATTTTGAGGCATATTGTAATGCACCATTGCACATCCGTAATCGTAGGTGCTTTTTGAAGACTCATTTAGGGATTTTACCCAAGCAGAAAAGATTTTAATTATGCTTATATTTTTATTTTAGTTAATTTGTCAATTATATTAATTTGAGGTTCGTCTAGAGATTTAGACTCAATTAAAAAGTAAGAAAAGGCAAGTTCTGAATATTCTTCTTCTACAAAATCAATTGTATTTAGGATAATTGACGCAGACAAGTTAGAATTTAGATAAACTACTCGACGATACTTTTTGTTTTTAATATTGATTGCCTTATCTAATAATTTCTTAATCTCATAATTGAGAAGAAAAGACTGTACTTTATTAGGCACAATAAACTTAGTATTGAATTTGTCTTTGATAATTTTACTAACGTTCAATACATAATCTTCCTTGTTCTTTTTTTCAAAAGCACTAATAAAATTCTTGTATTCTTTAACGAAAACTATTGAAACTTGGCGGTCTTCCATATTATATGTCTAATTTTAAAATATCGACTCCAGCTTCTCGTAAGATAACTAGTCCGGCAACATCTCGATATTCTTCGCCGTAAATGACTCTCTTGATTCCAGACTGAACTATAAGTTTAGAACAGTCTTTACATGGAGAGTAAGTTACGTACAAGGTTGCTCCGTCTGTACTTTGAGAAGATTTTGCAACCTTTAAGATAGCATTAGCTTCAGCATGTAAAACATACCAATACGTATTGCCATTTGCGTCTTCACAGTCGTTTGGAAAACCTTTTGGTGTACCGTTAAATCCGTCTGAGATAATCATTCCGTCTTTTACGATAATTGCACCAACTTTTTTGCGACTACAACAAGAGAGTGTTGACCACTCCATTGCCATCTTTAAATAAGTCTTGTGATATTTTAAATCTTTTTGAGTCATTCTTTTTTATCGCTAACTGGTTGAGTAAATAGGAGCACAGAAATTGTAGAAATTCCTAGCCATTGCACATAAGTAATCTGCACATCGAATACTTCTTCAAGAGTACAAATCTTAAATGCTAAAAAACAGATTAATGCCGTTAATAAAACTGTGATTAATCTAGTGGTGAAAGGTTTAATGTATTTTATCATCTTATTTTATATTTGAACAAATCCACTTAAATAAAGGATCTGCGAATAATTCATGATCGTCTTGAGTGTTATGGAATAACACATTAAGTTCTGAAGTTGGTGTGCCGCTTGTAGTAATTAAATTATTGCCTATGCTTGGAATTTCTTCTCTTGTAAAATCACAAGCTAACATTTTTTCTACTGCATCAAAATGATGTTCGTAGATATGGAATGAATTTGCGATATGCGTATATGAACCAAGTTCAAGAGCAGGATATGTAGATTTTAAGTGAGTATGCAATTGACTCTGTAAGATTGCAAAAAATGCGATATCAGTAGGCAGACCCCAAATAACATCGTTGCTTCGCATTGAAACTGTGAAGTTAAGTTTATTATCTCGGATTTGGAAGATTCCATACATCGTGCATACAAAATCTTTATTTGTAGTATACTGATGCTCTGGTAAATTAAAATGAAGAATCGCTTGACGAGAATCTTTATCTTTAACTAGGGAATTATATGCCCATTCATATTGAGTATGACCAAATCGGTTTTTATTGGTAAAAAGCAAATTGCCATATGACGAATTAACAGTACCGTCCTCGTTTTGGATTGATTCCCAAAACTTTGCGTATTTTTTAATATATTCAACATCATTTCTTCCCATAAAATACCATATCAATTCTGCGGCAATGTATTTTCGCTGAGACGATCTAGAATCATTAGAATAGAGACAAGAAAGAGGATTTTCTAAAACTAGAGCAACATTCGTGTTTTCTCTGATCTTTAAATCCCTAGGCTTAGTTTCATATTCAGGATTTCGCATCAAGTCAGCTAAACTTGACTGATATAGAGTTGAAAAATCTTCAGCTTGGTATACTTTCATATTTTGCTTTCTATTTTTATACACAAGACTGTGTCGAAAGTTTTTATTTTTGAATAAATATAATAAACACTTACTGACTTTAGTGGCAACTACCTCAATATACCCTTTAATTGATTTTTCTACCATCGACTACGATAAAATACCAGTTGGGACATTCCTAATTGGGTTCGATTCGAATAATTTAGGTTATTTGTCTAAAATGGATCATTTTGGAAACATTATTGTTCTTGAAGGTGGAGGAGGTGGAGGAGGGCCACAAGGACCGCAGGGTCCACAGGGAACTCAGGGTAATCAAGGCCCGCAAGGTCCACAGGGAGACCAAGGTACTCAAGGTCCACAGGGAGACCAAGGTACTCAAGGTCCACAAGGACCAGCTGGTAATCAAGGCCCGCAAGGTCCACAGGGAGACCAAGGTACTCAAGGTCCACAGGGAGACCAAGGTACTCAAGGTCCACAAGGAGACCAGGGTACTCAAGGTCCACAAGGAGACCAAGGAGCACAAGGTCCACAGGGAGACCAAGGTACTCAAGGTCCACAAGGAGACCAGGGTACTCAAGGTCCACAGGGAGACCAAGGTCCACAAGGTCCACAGAGTACTCCTACACCATTAGGATATTATGGAGCTTGGCAGACAGATACAACACAAACTGCTGCTGCTAGTAATGTGGGATACCCTATGAGATTTGAAATAGCTGATATTACTCCAAATGGTATATCAATTGTTAATAATGGAAGTGGTGATCCTACAAGAATAACATTTGCAAATACAGGTATATATAACATACAGTTTAGTTCTCAGTTTCAAAATATTGATAATGCAGAACATAACGTAACTATTTGGTTGAGGCTAAATGGAACAGATGTAACAGGGTCATCAGGATTTGTTCAAATTCCAAAAAGAAGAGCAGCAGGTGTAGGAAATGAAGGACATGTAATAACAAGTTGGAATTATGTACTAAGTGTTGTAGCAGGACAATATTATGAATTAGTTTGGAGTACAAACAACCACACTAATGTAACTATGCAGTTCTATGCAGCAGGTTCTCCTCCACCTTCTGCTGCATCAGTTATTATGACAGTTACCCAACAGTCAGGAATTATGGCAGGAACAGGTATAACTGCTATTAATTCTCTTACGGGTGCATCACAAACAATAGTTACAGGTACAAGTGGAACTGACTTTGCAGTTAGTTCTGTTGGAACTACTCATACATTAAATTTACCTACTGCATCTGCTACTAATAGAGGTGTATTAAGTTCTACAGATTGGAGTACATTTAATGGAAAACAAAATGCATTAGGATATATCCCTCTAAACCCTACTAATAATCTAAGTGATTTAACAAGTGTTTCAGTTGCTAGAGCAAATTTAGGTTTAACTTTTTTATTACCTATAATAAATCAAGGGGCAGATGGAACGGTAATAACAGGAACTACAGCTGAATCGGTTACTTATGCTGAACTAATAAATAGTTCGCTTATCACGGATAATCTTTCATTAGATTCATCTTTTAAAATAGAAAAAACAGGAAGTGGTGGAGCTATAACATTAAAAATGTATATAAATTCTACTCCTAATTTATCTGGCAGTCCTATATTAGTTTTTCAAAGTACTGCATTAGGTGCTACTACAAGAAATGCAACAGTCCAAAGATACATCAATATTAAAAAGAAAGATGGTACAGGTGCGGGAACTAGAATACTGCCAACAAGTTCAACCTCATTGATAGATGTTGGGGTTTCATCTACTACAGCACCATCTACAATAACACCAGATTTTACAACAAATAAATATTTGGTAGTTTCAATAACACTAGCAAATAGTGGTGATAGTGCATGGGGTGTTTTCTTAAAATTAAAACCATAATTTAGACACACCTAAACTTTTTTTAGGCTTACCTAAAAAATAAATATTATCAAATACAAACTAGAGTGGTAATTGGATAATATTTTCAAGTTCAGCAAAGCGCGCTGTAAGTTGATCCCGATAATTTTCTTTAATTTTAGCAAAACATGGCCACAAGAGACTGGCATTTTTTGTCCAAGTATTTGTACCAAATCTTTGTACATATAACATCTCATCAATATGATGTATTCTACTGTGGATAAACATACGTAGCATTACGTCATAATCATCTGCCCATACTAGGTTACGGTAGCCTCCGATTTCACGAAGAGTACTTGCTCTAAATGCACGCAAGTGGTTTGGACAAATTGGCATATTATTGATTACCCAGTCTGATCCATTTTCAAGTTCACACTTGCCCATTACATCATGACATAAACCCTCCTTTAGGGTGATTCCGTTCCATTCAACATCGCGATATCGCCAATAAGTGGCATTATAAGTATTACTCTGATCTGTGCCTTGCCACCACTCTGCACAGTTTGAATAGACCATTCCTGCATCTGGATTTTCAGTAAAAGTCTTAACTACTTTATCTAGTGCATTGACTGTAAGAAAATCATCGTGGTCTAACTCAACTAGATAGTCGCCTTTGGCTAAACTAGTAGCAGCACCCTTATTAAATCCAATACGACCGCTATTTGGAAACTTAAATATTTTTATACGAGGATCCTGTAACATTTCAAGTAGAGCAACAGTATCATCAGTAGAACCATCGTCAACAATAATCCATTCCCAGTTTTGCCAAATTTGCATCTGTACAGAAGAGGCAGTCTGCAGAATAAATTCTCTAGAATTATAGGTAGGAGTATAAATCGAAACTAGGGGAACATCTGAGCTACCAAGTTTAGTGTAATTATAATATACTTGTTGTACCTGAGCAAGTAGATCCTGATCACCTGGAAAGGTATCTAAGTGTATCCACTTATGTCGAATATGATAGGGTTGTTTTTCAAGTAGAGACCATTCCTTTTCTCCAAAAGTAATAATGGTATCCCATTCTTTTTTACAAAGAAGATTAAGTAGATCGCGACGATCTTTTGCAATCTCAATCTTGATTGTAAGTGCAGGTTTGGTTTTTATTTGATCAGTTGGATCGTAAATTAATAGTGAGTACATTATGCTCCAATTTGGGTTATTTTCATTTCTGAGAAGTGGTCTTGTGTAGTTACAAAAATCTTAGAATTAAAGAATTCTTCAGGTAAGGATTCGTGAGACACAACAAAGATTGTCATTTTATATTTTTCAGCGTACTCCTTAAGAATTTCGATCGCACGATAAACGTTATTCTTATCGAGAGAACTAAATATTTCATCTAGGAAAAGCACGTTCAGTTGGCTATGCTTCATCTTAATAATTTCGATAAATGCTAGGAGCACAATAATATTCATCTTCTTACGTTGACCGCTAGATAGACTCTCTGGTGAGATATCCATCCCTAAGTAAGAAATAACTGGATTAAAATCACTATCAAACTCAAATTGAAACTTAAATTCAAGTCTCTCTGAAATAATTTTGATCCTATTATTTAGGGTTGGAATTATTTTATCGATTAAAGTTTTCTTGATTCCAGAATCAGAAAGCAAATCATCTAAAATATTAAATAAATTTGCTTGGTCCCTTTTCTCAAGCGCAGAATCACCATCTGTTTGTAATTCAGTTTGGATCGAGTCAATAATTGTTTGGATAGATTCAGTTTCATCCACTCCAAGTTCCTCTACTGTTTTTTGCAGTTCAGCTTCAAGCAATTTAATCTCGGCAGTCAATTCGTAATACTCAGATTTAGAAGTATTTTGATCCTCAGTTAATGCCGTGATTTTATTAGTAATTTCAGTAAAAGATGTTTTAAGTGCAGGCAATTTGTCTTCAACTACTTTTTTCTTAGCTTCAATTGCATCTTTTGTTTTTACAGAAGATTCTGAAGTAAGATCGTTTAAGCAGTGCGGACACCTATTCTTTTGATATAGAGCAAGTTTATTTGCTAAATCTTGAATAGTCGCTCGAGAAGTACTCATTTCATCGCGAATAGTATTAAGAGTGGCTTGGAAAGACTCAATATCTTTTTTTAAATCAGCGTACTGCTGTTTGACTTCCTCTACTGTTTTCTTCTTGGTCTCAATCTTACTTGAAATATCTTCAGATTGGGTTTCTTTCTTTTTACTTAGTTTTTCTCGAAGACTAGCAAGTTGTTCGAGTGAAGTATTAAGAGTTGTAGTATTTCTTTCAATTTGAGAATCAAGTATATCAAGATCTTTTTTGTTTTGTTTAAGATCTTCTTTAACAACTGCTCGCATATCAGTTAAAATATCGATTCCAAAAATACGGTCGACTATTTTTCTTTTATCAGATTGAGTTAAATTAACAAAGGACTTAAAATCATCAAACGAAAGACTAATAGTATTACAAAAAACTGAAAATGGAATTTTTGAAAGTTCTTCCTCAATAAACTCGTCTACTTTTCTCTTGTCAGGAAGATTGAATTGGGCATTGTTTATTTTAATATCGCTAAAATTAGGTTCAATGCCTCGATCAATTTCAATAAATTCTCCAGAATTGGTAACAAACTTGACATTTGTGTATGCATTCTTATTAATCCAGTTTGGAATATCTTTCATCTTACGAATTGCAGATCTTCCATATATTGAAACAGTTAATGCTTCTTTTATTGAAGATTTTCCTGCGCCGTTTTCGCCTTCGACTAGGATAAGCTGTGCTTCATCTTTAAATTTAAAAGTCTGTAATAAGTTGCCATACGAAAGTATGTTCTTATATGAAAATTCTAGTAATCTCACTGCTCGTAACTTTTATTATTTCGTAATGCGTCGTATATCTCTTTAAATCGATCAATCACTTGTTTAGAAAGATCTGGAGTATGGGTCGACTCTTTAATTTTTTCTTCAAGAATACTAAAAATATTATACTCATAGTTTGAATCAATTTCAACTTCACTTTTTGTTTTAAGCTGCTCGACTGAATATGAAAAGAATTCAAGTCGACGATATCCAAAGTCTTTAACTAATTCAGTAAACTTGGTTATTGGAAATCGAGCGGATAGCGTAGATTCAATCGTAACATCCACAAAATTATTGAAGAATAGTTTTTTTAACTCATCAGTATTAAGGTTAAGAAGCTCAATTATGTCATGTTTAATATGCTTTGGAGAAATGGTATTTTCTACAAATTTCTCAGTTATATCCGCTCCACTTACATCAAGCACATAAAAACCTTTTGCGTTTCCGCGATCTCCCCTGTCCATTTCGTATGGAGTTCCAACATATAGGACATTGTTTTTGTCTTGACGAATATGAATATGACCTGAATAAACTCGTTTAAATGACTTTACATCATCATATTCTAGTCCATGCTCAAGTTTAGTTGCTTTAGTTAGACTAAATCCTTTGAAATCAGCATGACAAAAGATATATTTTGCGGAATCATATAACTTTACAGTTTCTTTTAATTCAGGTACAGATTCTATCCAAGGTAACATTAAAAACTTATGTGAGTTTAGTTCCAAGATCTCTGGCTTTTCAAAGATATTGAAATTCTTGAACATAAGATCATATCCTTTTAGAGAATGAGTATCAGTTCGATCTTTATAATAAACGTCATGGTTTCCAAGAATAAGATAGATGCCGCGTTTAAATTTTTCAGACAAGACCTTAGCTATCTGTAAAGAAATATTTTGAATACGAACATTTGTTGATTCTCGAATATGGTTCCAATCACCAACTTGAACAAGAATATCTCTTTCTGGATCAAATCCTTCTTCGTCTACCTTTTGTAAGAAAAAATTAAGAAGAAAATCAGATTGTATGTCTGACCATTCCATTGAGTTATTTCTTACACCAAGGTGAAGGTCGCCAAGTACAAATACTTTTCTAATATCTTTTAATTTCATCCTTGTGGAGCTAGCTTATCGATGTCAATAATTTTTGTTATACTCTCAAATTTTGCAAGATTTTCAGCAAGATCAGCAGCTGATGAAAATACGTAAGTTGTCGGCAAAATAGAATTTGCATCATAAAAAGTAAGATCAGTCGCTGCAGTCTGCACTATTTTGTAAACCTGATCGATATTTAGATAATCGACTCCAGTTGAGTGTGTAAGTTTAATCCAAGCCATTAGTGTATCTTTTTTTTGTGCATCTTTCCATCAAGGAATTGATACTTTTTATTTAATTCGGTTAATAAGAGTTCTTGAATCTCTGTTTCTAACATATCAAATAACTTCTTGTACTCAATTGATGAAATAGAAGATATTACTTCTAAAATATAAATTGGGCTATAAAACATGATTACATTAGATTTTAACTCAAGCGTTGTGTTAATCTTGTTAAATATGAAATTAACGTCTTCCTTTGAAAATTTAGATTTAGTCACAAACGGATCAGTTGAGGATCGGGTTATTATTTCTGAAATTTCAGGATCGTTTTGTAAGAAAGAAAAGATTGCGTCTAAAATAAATTTAGTCTCAAGTTCACTTTCATATTCGTATAAATCTCGTAAGTAGGAATCTGAGTAGTCTCGTGAAACCGAGATTCCTCTCGATAAAGAATATTCGTCTGAATCTGGCAGACCATCGCCAGTATTATAACGATTATTAAAAATTTTGTCTTCCCTGACTATCGCGGGAACGTTTTCATCATCCTCTTCTTCAATCTCGTTTATGTTTTCAAGTTCGTCATCATTTGGTCTCATTAGATATTAATTATTTTATATCTGATTGAAGAGGTCATCATAATCTTCATCAGTTTTTGGAGAAGAAGGAGTGGTTGAATCTTCTAAGTTTGAATATTCATCACGAAGAGAATCAGCTAATTTACTAGCTTCTTCATCATCACTATAAAACTCGCTATTTGTTCCTACTTCTTCGCTTAGCCTAAAGTATTCTTTATGCATTGTGTAGAACTTATAACTTTCTTCATATCCATTGTCGCGATTTGCAATCGCTTTTATTTTCATTCTACTTTCAAGTGGACTGCGCATCAATCCAAATAATGAATCAACTGTGTGAATTAGACCAAAGGATTCAGCAACCGAATCCATACCTAGGTCAAAATTATCAATGTCTTCTCGTTTGATTTGAGTAGCGCTAATAATACACCATTCATTTCTCATTGCAACACCACGTAATTCCTCAGAAATACACTTGATTTTTTCATAAAGACCGTTTTGATCTTTAATTGGGCGTAATAGATTTAAGTAATCGACAACAATAACTTTAAATCGCTTGTTCATCTTGCTTTCAAGACGTAAAAAGTAATTTTCAATATCGATTGCAGTTGCACTACCTGTTGGAAAGTCTTTAATTATTAACTCTCCACAAGATTTACCAGAAGATTTTAATTCGGCAATTTTATCACCAATTAATTGGCTGTGTTTTGCATCGGTAATTCCAGAGTATACATCAGATGGAATACTTAAAATATTTGAACCAATACGTTTCATGTATTGACGTTCTGGTAATTCAACCGTTACTAATCCAGTTACGTTTCCGATTAGGAACGAACGAGCAGCAATATTTCCAAGAACCATAGATTTACCAACCTTAGGTCGACCTTGAAAAACTACAAGAGATTTTGGGTTCCATCCTCCGCCTAAACACTTATCTAAAAATGGAAAACCGGTAGGGCTTCCGTTTTTAGCTAATTGTATATGTGCTTCTGGATTAAAGAAGTTTAGTCCAGTGTCTCCGCTAGAGAAATTAACTGAGAGTTTACTGCTAATATCATTTCTTACTTTTTCTGAGATCTTATCGATATTTTCAGGATCGATCGAAGTAGTTTTTAGATATGTGAGTAGATCAAAAACAGTAAGGTTAAGATTTCTAAGCAAAATAAAAGAACGTACGTATTTGTATAGATAGTCATAATTATACTCTCGTAAATTGAACGCATATAAGTCATCAAATTCTTCATCATCTATTGTTGCATTTGTTAATTCCAAGTAACTTCTTAGTTCCTTGTGATTTGGTATTTTTTCGTATTCTCTAAAAAATTTTAACGCGATCTTAAAGGATTCTTGTCTATTTTCTTCATTGAAATATGAAGGCTTTACCATAGTTATCAACTCTTCTCGTCTTAATGAATCATGGCTTTTCGGTTTAAGCTCATTATTATCATTATCGGTATGTAAAATAAAGTTCCACACCATCTTTTCAAGCGAGTCTATATTTTCGGTAAAGTCTATCATCTATATTTTATAAAAGTTCGTTAATCCTTTTTCTGTAATCTTCATGGTCTCTCCAGTAACTGAAACATTTTCGGTAGCAATCAGATTCTTTAATCTTTTAACTAGATTTTGCTTAAAAGTTTCATCTTTTAACTTATCTCCGAAAATATATTTCATAGATTTGGATGTGAACTTAAAGTTCTCAAGCGAAAGATCCTTGTCCTTCGCTTGAATAACTTTAGTTAAGTACTGTATTATGTCAAAAAGAATTGTCAATTCATCTTGCAAATTCTCTTCGTTATAAACATTTAAGTAATATTTAATTGGTAAATCAGAGCGAATCTTCATCATTATTTAGGTTTTCAAGTTCATCGTTTTCAAGGATATCAATTCCGTCTTGTGTTTCTGGAAACTTGAATGTTGGTTTAATGATTTTCTCGTCCAATTCTTTTAGAACATCTTCTGTGAATAATCTAGCTGAGAAAAATTCTTTTACTGGAATTTCATCTCCATTGTGACGACTAATATAATTTTTTGCAAGTTTACCTGGCATAAAATAGAAAGTTTCTCCAGATACTTCAAATTTAGAGCAATCTTCTTGCTCTGCAGGTTTAAGTTTAGAAAATTCCTTTTCAGTTAATTTTTTACCACGACCGACTCCACAATTTTCCCAACTAACAAATTGCTCTAGTCCTACAAATGGATTCATACCCTTATGGAAAGAGATATGGAATTCAATATCGATCGGTTTAGCTAAACGATTTTTCTTAGTTTTAGAGCGAACGATAATTCCTGTTGTGGTTTTTGCTTCATCACGAAGAGTTCCTTTACTCAACATCAAGATAATTGATGCAGAGAATTCCGGACCTCCTCCGCCCGACATACCCTTTGGAGTGTATTGATCCATTGAAGCATACGTATGGTTAGTAAAGATAAAAGGAACTTTAAGATTTGAAAGTTCAAGAGTAAATGATTTGAAAAGTGATCTCATTTCTTTCGAACGAAGACCCATATCTGAAGCATTTTTACCAGCATCCATATCTCGTTTACTCTTATCAGTATCTAACATACCTACTGAGTCGACGAAGATTGCTGGCTTCAATCCTGGATTTTCTCTCATTGTTTCAATAAAGTCGTTAATAAAGAATTTAACGTCGCTGATTAAGCCCATACGCAAATACTTTAATCCATCTAGATCGACTCCGAATTTTACATAATCTGAGCGGTCGATTGCACCTTCAGTATCAATATAAAAAACTAAATAACCTTTCTTTTGTAATTCGCGAACTGCGTTTAAACATAAGAAGGTTTTACCTGCACCAGAATCACCAGCAATCCCAATACTTCGTGTATTTGGATAGCCGCCGAATACTGAGCCGGACATTTGTGCATTTAGGAGATAATTACCAGTTGGAATGTATTCATCAATATCTGAGAATCCCATTAGGGTAATTTTAGACTTAACTTTTTTCTCAAGCAAATCGTTAAATTTGTTGAATGCGTTAAGTACGTCTTTTGTATGTGACATATCGTAATTATTTTAATAATCTTTTACTTAATGCCGACAAAAAGTTCTTAATCTGAAAAATAAGAAATGAGAAGAAGGGAACAAGATAACGCAAGAGAATCTTGGATATCCCCATTTAAAAGTCTAGTAAATCTGACCTTTTCGATGGATTGAATATTTTGGTTTGGGTTAAGGCCAATTGGAGTATATCCAGAAGGATCTTCCATGTGATTAGTCAAATTAACACCATAACACTTATATTCTTTGCTAAACGGTACACCATGTCTTACAGTACCTAATAAGTAAGTATCGTTTACATGTATATCGTTTAGTCCCATTTCATCTGCAAGACACGATTCAACTGCATTATAATATGAGTCGAATTGATCTTTATTAAAAGTATCAGTAATACAGGTAAATCCAACTCCTCCGAGTAAATGATCCATGTATTTTGCTAAGTAAATATTTTTGATTTGGCCGCGTTCGTTTAAATCAAACGGCAAAATGCAAATAGACTCTTCAGAGCAAGCAAGTCTTCTAAATTTTCCATTATTTCCAGAAAAAGAATACATTGAGTATTTACCATCATTGTATTCTTCCTTTTTGTCGAAATGTTTGTTATCGGGATTCATTTACCTCAGTTAAATTTACAGTAGGTTTAGCCTCTTTCTTTGCTGGCACAACTGGTGCCAAAATTGATTTCATAGAGTCCTGTACTACTTGTTTATTTATCATTCCATGCAAGTATTCTGCAAGTTCAGATAAAAACTTGTCCTTGTTTTCAGCCCCATTGTACATCATTTTAAGAAGCTTACGATCTGGTAATTTAACCGTCAAGTTAATTGAAATTTGAGACTCTTCTGAGTTAAACATTGCAAACATGTTCGGTTTCGGTATAGGCGGAGGAACTTGTGCACCAGTCTGAACCGGCTGCATCGGATTTGCAGGATTGGCTGGAACATTGACTTGAGGAGGCACTACTGGAGGAGTCCGTTTAACATCAGCAAGTGGACGAATTGGTCCATTGATTGCCATTGCTTCCTCACGGCTTAATGGCTTATCATCTCCGTGTAACATCATTAAGTTTGAATTTAATTTGCTACTGTCGATTTTTGAGCCATCATCGAACACGATTAAAAATCGGCCATTACTTAAAGGCTCAACGTCTCTGCATTTTACTACTTTTCCAAGTAATGCGGACTGGTCCGTTTTTACCCACTGAAATCGTTGGCCAGTAAAATTCTCCTTTAGAGAAATTAGTTTATCAGTATCCATTTTTTCTTTATTTTTTGTCTTCGAGAACCAATTCTTCCATTGTGGAAGCATTTTTGTTTTTGCTAATCTCGTTAAGAAATTCTTCATGTGCAGCGGATTTATTTAACGAGTTAAATGAATTTAGAGGAATTTCACTATAGGAATCATCCCAAAGCGGAATAAGTTCTCTTTCTCGTTGGACTCTATATTCAGCAATTTTTTTACGAATCTCCTTTACTTGATTTGGAGTCACTTTGTTTTTACTGGCATCGAGGTAACCTTCGAGCCAACTGATGAATTTACTAGACATTTTCTTCTGGATTATTTTTATTTAGGTCGTTAGCAAGATCGGTGAGCTCGCTAAGCATTTTTTCTTTTAAGATAATATCAATATCTTCTCTAGTCTTAGCAATAAGTTCAGATATCTCAATATCAGTTGCATTGATTGCATTTAATACTTCAAATTTAACGTTATTAATATTTTGTGCACGATAAGTAAGAACATGATATTCATCTCCGAGCTTTGCATCCAAGCCAGAATATACTTGATGAATTGCCTGAGCATCTGCTGCTGCTGGAAATCCTACAATAAATATTGGTTTTGCCATCTTATTTTGAATTTTTTAATTGTTTAATCTCGCCTTGAGTTTTAATACGTTCATCATAAAGACGAGTTAAAATTGTACGGGCAACTGAATCGTTTTCACTTGAAAAAAGAGTATCGTTTTTCGTATGGATTTCAGTACCTCTGGTTTTTACACTACCTTTCTTACCTAAATAAGTATCTGGTGAAATGTTAAATTGGATTTGAATATTTGGATACATGGATGAAAAGTCATAACATGCAATATAGTTATAGTGACCAGGATTTGGTTTCTTAACGTATGCTCCTTCGTATGTGCCATCGTTATCTTTTGACTCTCCCCAAGGAAGTTTCATCATTTTTAAGTTCTTGTTTAAGAACTCACGGCACATTAGGATCTCAGCAATATACACTGGACTAAATACTTTGTTTACGTCTACTTGAGCCACATTTGCAATTGAATAGGCAACATCGAGTAAAGAAAGCTTATCTTCAATCAATTTAACAAGAATAACGTCAATTACGTTATATAAGGTAAAGAGATAAGTATCTTTTTGAAACGCAAGAAAAGATGGATAATCGTGTTTTAATTTAGCTACACCTAGCACAAGACCTGCAATATAATCTAATTTGTAGTTTTCTACAACTTTAAATGGTTTAAGCTTTTCAAAAACCTGCATATAATCAAGAACTCCAAGGTGAGCTGGGATTCTATTTTTAGAAATTAGAGTACGAGACGGAAGATTTACAGTAGAATCGACTTTCATGTTTTTAGCACGATTCATTAAATACTTCCAGTCAAAGTCGGTTACGTTCCATCCAGTAACAAATGAAAACTTTGGAACTAGATTTTGAAAATAGAAATCTAGCAATTCAGTTTCTGTCGCAAAAAACTTATATCGTATTTTAAACTCTTGTTCAAATAACCACGCATCTTTTGGATTTAAGGGAACTGTCTTTCTGAAGTATTCATTAACTTCTTTTTCCATGCGAACAATATCTTCTGGAGAAAGTCCTTCTGGCTTGCCGTCATCGTGTAAAATAGAGAGAATGTAGGTTACATTGTCTTCGTTACAAAAAGAAATTAGGCCAACTGGCATTCTGGCTCGTTCTGGATCTGGAAATGAGTCATCAATCAACTTGATCTCAATATCGAGATAAGTTTTCTTTGGAAGATTATCGAAACTGTAAATTGCTTCAAGTTCTTCTCTGGTAAGCTTTTCTTGAATTAACTCTTGGATTCTAAACTGATTAATATATCGACCTTCAGTTTTACTCTTCTTGATGTATTTGCCATCCCAGTTCTTGGTTGCAGTTGGAGTAGAAGATTCTACCCAATTATAAAGTTCATGGTCAACAAGTCGCTTTTTAATAAAAGCTATTCTGCCAGCTGCATTATAATAAGAAATAGTTAATGTGTTATCGTTTAATACTTCAGCTCCAATTATCATACTTTTGGTTTAAATAGTTCGTTAATATGTCCGCATTTTGCACAAATTACTACTGGGATAGGCACAATTGAATCTTGCGCACCACCTGTCATAAATTTGGATACTTTTTTAATCATCATTTTCTCTTCGAAAATAGTCCCGTTACAGCTCTCGCATTCAATATATGGAGCATCTGCTAAGTTGATGTTTAATTTTTGTTGGCCTCCTTGCGGATTAGGGGCGTCACCGCCACCGATGATTGATTCCATGCTATTTTTGTTATTTTAATAACCGCGAGCTTGACGATCACGATTTTCTTGGTTTTTACTCATGTACATATTATACATCTCCTGAGGAGTCATGCCGACTGAAATCGCATAATTCATAAAGAAATGGAGCATATCAATAATTTCAAATTTGCATTCGAGTTGATCTGCTTCAGAAAGATCTGAGAACTTAGTAAAGCTGTATTTTGCAAAATCTTTCTTCCAGTACTTCCAAACAGCATTTCCGCTGCCATCTTTGATTCCGCCTAGAGCATCAGTTGCTTCATGGATCTCATCAATCATGGCATGGGTATTAGCGTGCCAGAAATTCATTACTTCTCGAAGAGTCATATTTTCGAAATTCCAGCCGTAAACGTTCTTTTGGGTGTCCTTTTGGAGAGCAAGAATGTCTCCTAGTGTGTCTTTGCTTTGGGAATAAAGATCTTCTATCTTAAGATCTGAACATTGGTTGTCAGTATTGGCCATTTTGTCTTATTTGATTTATTATACTTAATGTATAGCCAAAGGATCTTTATTTTTAGTATTTTTTTGGATTTATTTGGATCTCAGTGGATAAATAATTAAAAATATCCGTATAGAAATGGCCGAACAAAGGATCAATTTGAATAATTATAAGTCAAGTGGCGTCTACACTGTTGAGATAGATCAAAGTGAAAACGTTGTACTTCCTCTTACCACAGGTAGACTTGTTGTCGGATCTAGCCGAGTGGGTCCATTCAACACTGTAGTTTTAATCAACGATATTAGAACTCTTAAAGCAGTGTATGGCGAAATAGACCCAAAATTAGAAAAAGCAGGAAGTTATTTCCATAGAACTATTGAGGTAGCTCTTAGAGAAGGGCCAGTATTTGCAATGAACGTAGTTCCATTGGATTCTGAAACTGACCCAACATTAAACTTGGACCAAGCTGCATTTACTACATTTAATACTGAAGCTGCATCAAACAATAACGATCAAACCGAAGTGTTAAGCACTTATCCAATTGTAGAATTCTTCAACAGAAGAAGACTATGGGTTGCAGAAGCAGAGCAATTAAATAGATCAAAAAACTTAGCTTTACAAGATGATTTCGTAGCTAGTCCTAGTACTCTAGGTCAAGTATCGACAACTTCTAACAAGATTTTATCATTTGTTAATTTAGCAAATAGCAATGCAACAATCTGGGTTAGAAAAGCATCTGTTGCTGGTTATGATGTAACTGCAAAAGAATGGTATAGCACAATCGGTGGAACTGATGTTGAATTTCCAACATTCCTTCACCCTGATGATTTTATCTCTGATTACTTCGTTGAAGTTATCGTGGTAAATGGTGACTGGTCAAACTACTTAAAACTTGCAAAAGACCCAATCTACAAACAGTTCTTTGATGAAGCTGGATTAAAATCTTCTAAATCTGCTGATTTCTTTGCTCTTCGTGAGATTAAAGTAATTAATAGAACAATCGGATGTTTAATTCCTGATTTCAAAGACCAAAGAGGTCTTACTGTATCAATTGATCGTTTAGTAAACAGATCATACCCAACCACTGGAATTCTATGTGCTCTTGATGTTAAAAAATTAGACTTAATTGATTTAACAAATGGTACATTTGTTGACCAAGACGTTTACACTCACCGTGTAGATATCGTAGGACATGGATACGATGACTTAAATTTAGATGACGTATATGCAGCAGATGACGGAGGTTATGATACTGATGGAACCACTCCAGTTGACTATACTCCATTAATTGATACTTTAAGTTATGCAAGACCTGCTGATGCGGAATTAGTGTTTAATATTACAAACAATCCATCAATTAATACTCTAGTTGAAGCTGATTTCTTAGCGGGATATAGCGAT